CTGCGTTTTCAGACAGCCCAACGCGGACCACTCACACTGCCACCTACTGCACGGCTACAGCCTGGCGTTTAGATTCACATTTGGATGTAAAGAGCTGGACAACAAGAACTGGGCCGTGGACTTCGGGGGACTGAAACCACTGAAGAAATGGTTGGAGGATCACTTCGATCACAAGACCGCGGTGGACAAGAACGACCCACACCTGGACAAACTGAAGGAACTGGAGAAACATGACCTCGCGGAGATCGTGGTGTTCGACGGCGTCGGCGCCGAGATGTTCGCCAAGCACGCCTTCGACTTCGCTGACCAATTGATTCGTGAGAAGACCGACGGCAGGTGTTTCGTAGAGAGCGTGGAGTGTATGGAACACGGAGCCAACAGTGCCATCTACAGCAGGAAATAAATTTATCCCAGAAAAGATAGTAGTTGTTTATGACAACAAACAGGTCAAGATAGATCTGTACGACACCCCACTGGCGACTAGATTCCTAGAGGCCTTAAAGGATAATCTAAAAAAAAGAAGGATATTAGAAAAAAATTTCTGTTTCCTAGGTTGGGCCGAATCAAAAAGGGATCTGTCTTATCTAGTAAATGAACTCAATAAAAATATTTCACAAATAAATTCATTCGAATTTGAGCCACCCTATGAAAAAATACACCCGTTCGTGACAGACGATTTTCAATACAGTGCTAGTCTCCCCGTGGGAAAGGATGATAGCATGATGGGTCTGAGACTAAAACACGATTCATGTAATCTGCTACACAGATACTTCGAAGATCTCCAGGGCACTGCTTGGAACATATCCAATTTCTACAAACAGGCAGATCATAACACAAAATATGCGATTAGACAATTGAACAACATATGTCACGAGATAGAAAGTTGGGTAATGTCCTACAGAAAGACGAAATACGAACCCGAATGGATACGCCCTTCCCAGATAACAACATTCCTTAACGCACCTAGATATAATCTGCACGAAGAAGATTTTCTATTGTTCAAAGAAAACAGGTACAACAGAGAGCTAGGTGGAGTGTACTTACATTGGAGCCAGGTCGGAAAAACATTGTATGAGGTGTTCAAAGACGAGGATGCACCAAAAATGACAGAATCCATGTGTAGTGAAATAAATCACCAAAGATATTATTCGGGTGAGTTCGACATAGAATGGGGACAAACTATCACAGAAAAAGATACTTTTAAAAAAGAGGAAATGGATCAATTCCGTGCGTGGCTCAGTGAAAACGATTACGAGTGGAATGATCCAAAACTTTCTCTGGGTTATATAAAACTAGGACAAGTCGATATGGAAACAGCATTCGGACAGAAAACTTTTCTGGAAGTGTATGATGAGATGAAGAATAATTTAAATATCAAAGAAATATACACAACCGAGGAACTTGTTTCTTGCGAATATCCATACACTCTGGATAGCGACAGTTGGAAACAGATACAAATCGAAGGATTAAAGGAAGGTTATGAATCACGTAGTATGCGTTAAATGGGGCAACAAATACATCTCCAAATATCCCAACGTGTTAAACAGAATGGTCAGGCGTCACACCACCGTGCCCTACCAGTTCCACTGCCTCACTGATGATCCCACTGGATTGGATCCAGATATAAACATAATAAAACTGCCCACGGATCCATGGATCAAGTCATGGTGGAGCAAACTGTGGATGTTTGCACCCGAGATGCCCTTGAAGGGCAACATACTATTTTTCGACTTGGATGTCGTGATATTTGATAACATAGATCCATTGTTTACCCACCAGGGCAAATTCAACATAATCAGGGACTTCAATAGGTGTAGGGTCAAGGACTGGAAACTGAGCAACAGCAGTTGTATGCGCTGGCAGTCGGGCACCATGGACTACCTATGGACAGAATTCAAGGACAGATCCGCACAGATCATGCAACAGAACCATGGCGACCAGGATTGGATAACAAAAAGGGCCAAGGACGACATCACATGGTTCCCGGATGAATGGTTAAGGTCATACAAGTGGGAGATGATAGGTCTCAAGGACACTAAATTATTAACCAAGGATGGCAAGAAGTGGTTCAGAGAACCTGTGAAAATATTACCCGGTAATAGAGTGGCTGTTTTCCATGGGTCACCTAATCCCATAGAATGCGGCGACCAGTTTGTCATTGACAATTGGAAATAGTTTTTTTATAATATAACATATGAATTTCATATTCACATTCAAAAACATTAATTTAGTAAATGGTAAACACCCGTCCTGTAGGATAGAACTTAATGGAAATGATATTTTTTTTGGTAATGTAGTACCGCAAATAAAAATAGATGCACCCCCAACCCAACGAGAAAACATCCTGCGAATACATTTTGAAAACAAGCAAGGCAACGACACTATATTAGACGAAAATAATTGTATCTTGCACGACTTAAACTTTGAACTAGAAAAGTTAATCATAGATGGTGTGGACCTACAACATCTCATATGGCAGAGCAGATACGTTTCTAAAGATTCTGTTATTGACTCATGCCTGTTTTTTGGACCAAAGGGGTTCTGGGAATTGAAATTTGATTCTCCCGTACTCAAGTGGTTCCTTAGGACCGACCAGGAAAAAAACAACAATGATCCCAACTGGGAAGTGGATTACAACTATTACGAGGAAGCATGTCAGAAGTTAAGCAAGATACCGACAAGATAATAAAGATCGCTTGGGCATTGATGACAGCATCGACCCAGAATAAACTGGATGTGCCAGGAGAGTACCTTTGGAACATTCCCGCGAGTGCTGATTTCCATGAGATAAGATCAAAAACATGGAGCGTGTACTCCAGTGGAAACTGCATCAAGGACCAGGACTTGATAGCGTTCACAGACAAAGTGAACATAAACAAATATCTTAGAGATCCATGGATAGTGAAGAGGTTCGAAGAATTCTTTCCCGAGTGGTTGAAAACATGCCCGAGATTCAGGTTCAATGGATTGGACGAATTTAAACACAGTTGTTTCTCACAGGGTTCACAGGAATACTTCTTGAATTTCTATATGACGCATCGTGACCGTAGATTTAGAATATTCAAGGGAGAATACTGGTGGCACATGGAGTGCTGGAAAAAACAAGGATTGGACTGGGCCTACATAGAGGATGCCGATCTTGCCCCCAACGATGTTGTCATAATCAGTTGTCCATTCGCGAGACTAGGCGACAAACATCCACAACAAAAAAATTTGATAGAACAATGCGAAAAGATGGGAGTACCTGTGATGTTAGATTTTATCTATTTGCCTAACGCCACTTTTGACTCATTCCAGATAGATCTCACTCCGACTTGCATAAAATCTTTGAGCTTCAGTATGAGCAAAACTTTTCCTATCGCTAACGCCAGAGTGGCACTAAGAATGACCAGGGAAAAAGTTTTTGATCCCATGCAGATCAGCAACGACGAAAATGTGTCAAATAGGTTGGCCACCGGGTTGGGATTCGAGTGCATGAAAAAATTTCCGGTCGATTACATGGTGCAGAAGTATCACACCGAGCAAACTCATTGGTGCAAGGTGCTTGGACTGAAACCCACCAAGGTCGTTCATTTCGCCGAGGGTAAGCCTTACACGGACATAGGTAGAATGAACCAAAAAAGATTCTTCAGCGAATTCAACGATCAACAAAATAGATACAATCTAGGACCTCTGTTCTGTAATAAAAACCTATTACAGAAATTGGGATATTACAAATAAAAATGAGCAGGCTGGAAAGAAAGTATTATCAAGCGGCCAAGGTCAAAAGGGTTAAGGCACACCTGGACGAGGTACCCGAGGACTGCGGGTACATGAAGAAGTTCCGCTTCAACATAGACATGAACTCGAACGGCATAATGGGTGACTGCATCGAGTGGTGCCAGATCAACTGCGAGGGCAGATGGGGATGGTGGTTCGAGCCTGCGGGAGAGATAGAGAATCCCAAGAACCACTGGGAGGACCAGAACGCCTACATGAGCTTCCAGCGGAAACGAGACGCAACTAGGTTCTGGCTGGCAGTGGGAATCAAGAACATGGGTCAAAGGTAAGATAATTACTAGTATGAGCCTATTCACTATAACAGACGCCGCCAAACAACAGATGGAAAGACTGCTGGCCAAGAACCCGGACAAGTGGGCAGTAAGCCTAATGGTGTTGGGGGGAGGTTGTGCGGGATTCAAGTACGAGTGGGGATTCATAGAAAATCAACACAGCATCAACGAAGGGGATCACGTCGAGGACTGGGGCACCGGACGTTTCGTCGTGGACGAGACAAGTATGTTGTACGTGGCCGGAACCAAGGTGGACTGGATCGAGGAGACATTCGGATCACAGTTCGAGATATCAAACCCCAATTCAACTTCCGCATGCGGATGTGGAGAGTCATTTGGCATCTAATGGACACCGCATTCGTGATAGGCAACGGTGAAAGCAGAAACATATTCCCAATAGAGACACTAAAAGGACACGGCATCATATATGGTTGTAACGCCATATACAGGGACCATCCCAAACTATGTGATCACATAGTGGCAGTGAATCCTGAAATGTATGAGGAACTTGCTCAATGGCACAACGACGGCAAAGAATCACCGAGAATATACAGCATCAATGACATCAGCAAGTGGGATTACATCTGTGATGGCGACAAGGAAACCGATGTGCCCGAGGGACTCAAGATCTACAGGGTCTGGCGAGGCGGTGACATCAAGAAAGGTGGCAAAATCAAAACCAACGACTTCTCCAAGGCCAGGGGATCAGGATGCAGTGCGGTGCTGATGGCGGCGGAGTCGGGCATAAGGAACGTGGTGATCATGGCGTTCGACATAATGGGTGCCCAGCAGTGGGAGATGGACACGCCCAGCCGGATACAGAACAACATCTACAAGGAAACACGTAACTATCCTGGACGCGAGAGCATGAAGGCCTACCTGAAATACGAATGGATGTACCAACTGCGACAGACGTTCCGCAGATTCCCTAAGACAAACTTCCACTTCATCAACAGGCGAGAATACCTAGAAGGCAATCCGTTCCTGAGATGGTACTTCGATCAACCTAACATAAAGTCGGGCATATACGCTGACCTACAGAGATGGATCTCCGGCCTTCGCGATGACATCAAATGGCGTGAGTTATAGGGTCTTGGTACTGCTGGCGTCCAACTGATACACCCTACGCATCTTGACACCCACAGATTGGGCGAATTTCTTAGAATCACACTTGTTGCACACGTGTTTGTAATCGTTTGAAGCACGGGCTGGATCCACTTTTGACTTGGGCCTCATGAATGTGTCTGAACAGGCATCGCACCGGAACACGTAGATCAGGTTCTTCCTGCGATAGTTGTGCATGGTACCCAGTTTGCTCTCCCTCTTGTACAACTTCATGGTCTTTAGGGTTTCTATGAACATATTAGTATTTAATAAATACGAATAACACATTATGGCGAGATTAACAATAGACACAGGAACGGCAGGAAATCCAGCAACGGGTGATACCTTACGTACCGCTATGACCAAGGTCAACGCCAATTTCGCGGAGTTGGCTGGTGATCTACAGATGTCAGGCAACACTTTATTGAGTGCTGACACTAACGGAAATATCATACTGGATCCAAACGGAACAGGACAGGTACAGATAGAAGCAGACAGACTTGTGATCAAGACCACGAAAACTGCGACTGCTGTAGGGAACACGGGTGACGTGGCAGGTTCAATCAGTTGGGACGCAACAAATTTATATGTATGCACTGCGAACTATGATGGTTCAACAGTGATATGGAAAAAGATCACACTAGCGAGTATCTAACATGGCTCAGGAAGTAATCAACATCGGAGTACAGGCTGATGATGGTACGGGAGATACCATCCGAGGTGCCGGCATCAAGATCAACAACAACTTCACGGAACTGTTCGCGACCAGTTACGTATCGTCACAGATAGACTTTATAGGAAACAACATCAATGCCACCTTGTCCAACTCCGATCTATCACTCAGCGGCAATGGCACCGGTATAGTCAGGTTCTCAGATCTCACCATAGACCACACCATAAGGATGTCAGACAACGAGATACGTGTGAACACGTCAAACGCTGATCTTGTGCTGACCGCTAGTGGCACCGGAACTGTCATGATAGACAATGTGGACATAAACGGAGGCAACATAGACGGCACACCAATAGGCTCATCAACCCCAGCGGCGGGGACCTTCACCGCTCTCAGTTACGACAATTCGCCACTGGTCATCGATGGCGTCACCGTGGCGGACAACACGATCAAGGCCAACGCATCAAATTCCAACCTGGAACTGGGTGCCAACGGAACGGGTTATGTTAGAATAAACGGAATAAATCTACCCAACAGTGACGGAGTGGGGGGACAAGTACTACAGACAGATGGGAGTGGACAACTGTCTTGGTTCACATCACCCTTGCTGTTCGATCAGACAAATCTAGACGATGGCACGGTCACCTTGAATGGTGATTCTACCACACAGGTCATAGACTCATTCAGTGCCTCCACATATCGCAGTGCCAAATATCATATACAGATTTCAGATGCCACAGCGGACAGATACACATTGATAGAGGCAAACGTATCACACGACGGATCAACGGCGTATATCAGTTCATTTGGTGAGGCCACCAACGGACACGGTGACGGATCCACCATATACGACTCGATCGACCTGTCTATAGAAATTTCAAGCGGCAACGTTAGATTGCTGGGAACAGTAAATAACACTAACAGCCAAGTAATAAAATTCGTGAGGAGATTAATAAAAGTATAATGGCACAGATAACTTTAAATGTAGGATCAAATGCTAACGACGGAACGGGCGATACCTTACGTAGCGCCATGCAGAACGTGAACACCATGTTCACCGAACTGTACGCATCACCGTTGTTCGCGAGTGGCATCACAGTGAGCGGCAACAACATCACGACCACTAGGAGCAATGATGACCTTGTGCTATTGCCCAATGGCACAGGATCAGTCACGGCACCTAAGATCATAGTGGACTCGAACATCTCCATAACCGACAACGAGATCACAACAACACAATCAAACTCCGACCTAGTGCTTTCTGCCTCTGGAACCGGATACGTCAAAATAGACAATGCGGACATAAACGGTGGCACAATAGACGGCACGGTGATCGGGGCCAACTCGGCCGCGGCGGCGACTTTTACCACACTGACAGTCAACAATTCAATGGTGATTGATAATATCACAATAACTGATAATACCATCTCAACAAATGTATCAAACGCCAATCTCGAACTTTCAGGCAACGGCACGGGCACGGTATCAATCTCTGGATTCCTGTTCCCAACATCAGACGGAAGCACGGGACAGTTACTAAAGACAGATGGCAGTGGAAACCTAGGGTTCGCGGCGTCGGGCGCCACGCTGAACCATTCGGACGTGAATGACAACACCGCGACCATTTCATCTTCCACGACCGACACGGTGGACAGTTTTGATTCCACAGTGTACAGGAGTGCGAAATATTACATCTCTATTTCAGATGCCACAAACAGCAGGTACGAGATAGTGGAGGCCAACGTGGTACACGGACCCAGTGCGGACAGCACCATAGAAGCCTATGTGACTGCCTTTGGTAGCACGACGTCACACACGTCTCCCTTGGCCTCGTTCACGGCAGACGTCAACAACGGTAACGTGAGACTGCGTGCCACGAACGAATCCGCTGGATCACTTGTGTTCAAGTTCCAAAGGACACTTATAGACCTGTAATAATTACATTAGGTTTATAGAATCTACGATAAATATCCATAACAAAAGGAAAAACAACACATGGCAAGACAGAACATCAACATAGGATCTAGCGCCAATGATGGCACGGGTGATCCATTAAGAACGGCATTTGACAAGATCAATGACAACTTCATAGAATTATACGGTGCAGACAACGACATTAACACGTTGGATGCCAACATGGACGTCAACAACTACGCCATAACCACGGGAGTGACTAACGGTGACGTTACAATCACACCAAACGGCACAGGGAGCATCAAACTGGGAGCAATGAAATTCGTTGGAACCACAATGAGTTCAGATGACTCTTCACAGATCACACTGGCAGAAAATATAAAGACCACGGGCACACTGAACGTGTCAGGTGCGACCACATTGGCAACATCATTAACCTTAGCATCTGGATCCACTGTCACGTCAATACTAGACGAGGATGCCATGGGATCAGATTCAGCCACAGCACTGGCCACACAACAGTCGATCAAGGCCTACGTTGATTCACAGGTCACGGCACAGGACTTGGACTTCCAAGGTGACTCGGGCGGGGCACTGGCTGTTGATCTAGATTCACAGACTTTCACCATCGCTGGTGGCACGGGCATAGACACAGCAGGTTCAGGACAGACCTTGACTGTAAACATAGATTCAACGGTGGCCACACTGACGGGTACACAGACACTTTCTGGAAAGACCTTGACCGCACCAACAATCAACGCGGCCACAATGACTGGAACAGTGACCGTAGATTCGTTGTCTTTTGCTGACAACACCATCACAACCAACGCTTCGAACGCCAACCTCGAGTTGACCGCTTCGGGCACAGGAACTGTGGAACTGCTGTCTAATACTAATGTTACAGGTACACTAACCACTGCGGACATAACCACTACTGGAACACACACAGTGACGGGACAGTCCGATATCGACTACGTGAGGATCAAGGACAACAAGATAACCACCAACGCCACCAACGCCAACCTGGAACTCGCGGCGTCGGGCACTGGAGTGGTTGATGTTAAAAATGCCATGACCACCGTGGGACAAACGATAACAGGAAACGTAGTCATAGATGGACAATTTGATATTGACAACATATCCATTAGTGGAAATGGTATAATTGCAACTAATTCAGGTGGGGGTATTAACATCAATCCAAATGCCACAGGACAGGTAACAATTGGAGGAACAGTTGTTCAAATCCCAGGTTTAATGGCCGCTACCGACATCAACGTTACATCAAATGTACTACTTGGTGCCGATTGTCTAATAACGACAAACGTTTCAAATGCAGATATTAATTTAGAAGCAAATGGTACAGGATCAGTGTATGTTGACGAGATTCGTATAAAAAATAATAACATCACCACCCACATAACAAATGCTAACTTAGAATTAAACACAGACGGTGCAGGTACAATAGAATTACAAACGAATACAAATGTAACCGGTAACTTGTCAGTGACTGGTTCATCAACGCTGGATGGTGTTACAATTACAGATAATACAATCAAGGCAAATGCCTCAAACGCAGATTTACAGATAGGTACCTCTGGAACAGGTGTTATAGATGTATTAACTGCCACGCAGACTACTGTGGGATCAGCGGGGGGTGCCAACGCACTGCCGGCCACTCCTACCGGCTACATCAAGATCAAGATCGCGGGCACAATGAGAGTGATACCATTCTACGACGAAGCGTAACAGCACGTAGAACATAGTCTCAAAGCAGGACAAACATGAAGCGACACCACGACAACAGAAGGGGAAGATCACCACGATCAGAGATCGCACGTCTGGAGGAGGCCATACGGCGTGAATCAGACAAGATCGAGCGTGAACGACTTAGACAGAACCTGGAACATTGGATTCGTACACAGAATAATAGCAGGTAATTGCCAATAAATACCCGTGTAAGGAGTATTTTAATGGCAACACCAGTGTGGACAACCACAGCAGGTAAAATTGCAACTATTGATGAACAGGTAGCGTATTCTCTTCAACTGGAAGCGAACACGAGCGATTCAACGGCCATCACATACTCCGTGATCGCAGGAAGCCTACCCGCAGGAATGCAGGTGACCACAACGGGCCTACTGACGGGTACTCCGGCTGAGGTTGCCAAGAGAACTCTTTACACCTTCGTCGTGCGAGCCACGGCCGGTGCCCAGATCACAGACAGGACTTTCTCACTGGACGTACAGGGTTCTGATTCCCCCACATTCACTACCGCGACAGGACAACTACTACTGGACGATTCTACCAGCGTGGGACTATATTGGGTGATAGATGGTGCGAACGTCAATTTCCAGATGCAGGCCACAGACACCGACACCGCGGCGGGGCAGACACTGGTTTATGAAATAGTTAAAGGAGAACTGCCACCGGGAGTGACCATGAGCAAGACCGGACTTATATCAGGTGTAGTTCAACTCACCGAAGACCAGAAATTTGGAGCACGTGGAGGCTATGACGGCACAGGACCCAATGATAGATTCAACGTCCTTTATGATCAAACTGTTACAACAAAAAGTATAAGCAAAAATTTTGATTTCATAGTCAGGGTATCAGATGGTACTAGTTTCGTAGAGCAGAACAACTCGATCTTTGTCTACTCCGCTGACTTTTGGAGGGTTTCCAACACAGCGATCACCATAGACGCAACAGAGATCGGCAATTCACCGTTGACTATGGATCTCAGCGCCAACAGAAGACCGGTGTTCAGGACAGCATCGGATCTGGGATCATTCAGACATGACAACCAGGTTGTCATCAAGATAGATGTAGAGGACTTTGATACACTACAAGCGGATCTGGAATACAGCATACAGTCGGGTGCCCTTCCATCAGGACTGTCCATAGATATCACTTCAGGTGAGATTTACGGACGATTGGCAAGGCAATCCGCAGTCGAGGTTGATTACACATTCACAATAAGGGCCAACAGGGTAATATCACCTGGCGTTAACGTATTTCAAGATCAGACTTTTACAATGAAAGTTATCGGAGAAATAGATATCGGTATAGCCTTTACCACACCTACCAACGTTGGCACACTATACGCGGGAATACCGAGTCTATTATCGATACAAGCAGTGAACGACACACCAAATCGTGTGTTGACTTATTCTATCACTGGAGGCACACTACCACCGGGAATAACCTTGAGCGTTGCGGGTAATCTCATAGGAACAATAGATCCCAGTGACTTCACCGACTCAACTAGATCTTACTCGTTCACTGTCACGGTCAGTGATCAGTACCAGATAGCGGCAACGTCAAAAGAATTCACACTCAACATTGACATACCATACACACAGACAGAGTATGGCAACATGACCGGACACGCCACATCATTCATAGACCAGAACATATTCTACAACATAGCACAGGATCCCAACATCAACTCCCCAGAATTCATTTTCAGATCAGAAGACCCCAACTTCGGCATGAAATCAAAACCTGACATGTTGATGATGGCGGGATTGGAGGCGCAGACATTGACCACGTTCCAACAACAGATGGAACAGAACCATGCACCCAAAACACTGTACTTTGGTGATCTCAAGACTGCCATAGCCAAGGAAGGCACTACGACCAAATACGAAGTGGTATACATAGAGATCAAGGACAACATGGTAAACAATAACGGTGTTGCTGTGTCAAGTTCGATAACATTAAGAGATGCTGTTGTGAAACCAATGTTAGGTCCTAGGGCATCAAGCATGAACGCAACTGCGGACTACGTGGACTACGAAATCACAACGGACGGTGGACTATCTTTCAGCACAGCAGGATCCAAGGTCAGGTATGCTAACCAGTTGAGCGCGGATCTGGGATACATGGAAAAGATATACCCAAACGCCGTGGCCAACATGAGGTCAAGGATGAAGAGTCTGGGACACAAGGAATGGGATTACCTACCACTGTGGATGAAGACCACACAGGTGGGCGGATTGGCTCCATTGGGCTACGTGATGGCCGTGCCTATCTGTTACTGTAAACCAGGAACTTCGGCATTGGTAAAAAAGAGGATACAGGACAAATCATTGAACTTCCGTAACATAGCATTCACCATAGACAGGTACCAGGTCAACAAGAGCGTGGTGTCCCCAGAGGAATTCACAGCGGATGGAACCACCACAACATTCCAGTTGAATGAGATAGTGCATGAACAAGACATCATGGTTCTGGAAGGCACCGAGCAGGTGTACGTGGGCAATGGGGTGACTGCGGACAACAACATAGATCCCGTATGGTTGACCGCTGACAACACACTGAGATCTTCAGATCATGAGTACGGTATCGAGCTCACCCATGACATCACAAACAAGAAGACCACGATAACCTTTACCAAGGAAGTGCCCACAGCAGGCACAATTATCAAGGTGGAAAGAGCCAACGATAAATACCTTAAGTTTAGGGATAAAGGAATACAATAATGGCAAGCAACATAGTACCAGGAAATATAGATGGCACATACCCGGTGGCGGGACAGGACAACAGTTCACAGGGCTTCAGGAACAACTTTAGTGCTATCAAAAACAATTTCACGGAGGCCAAATCCGAGATAGAATCCCTACAGACGAACAAAGCCTCATTGAATGGTTCCAGTGACTTCAACAACAATGAAGTAATAAAAGCAAAATTCAAGAACACTTCGTCAACTGTGTATGCACACGGTTCGATATCCAGCGGTCTGATAACATTGAATCACAATAACGGACATTACCAAACGGCAACCATAACGGCCGACACTACATTCAGTTTCTTGAATTTCCCAACAGGTGCGATGGGTAGAATAATTCTAGACATCACAGTATCTGTTGGAGCAACCAATCTAATATTTCCAAGTGCGGTGATCAAAGCGGATAACGTGACGGGCAGTGACGGCACCTCAGACACTATCCAACCAGGACTGGGCAGGGCACTGTACGAATTTATGTCACCGGACGGTGGCACCACCATACTGATGCACCAACTGGGCAAACAGTACGCATAACGAATAAAGGAGTCTAATGTACTTCCATCCACTACAAGAAGAGATAGCAAACATGAGTGATGAGGACATCTCCAAGAGAGTCAAGGAGTTATCACGAAAGGTTGCCATTGCGAGAAGAGGCAGAAACCCTGAGATGCTGGCCGCACTTCAGCAGGCGCTGTTCGCATATCAGAACGCCATCCGAGAGAGAAGGATCGAGGAGTGGCATAAGAATCACAAGAAGTTGAGGAACGAGCCAGACCTAGGCGACCTGATAAACATGGAATAGTAAATATTCCTGATGTCAAACGCATTCACCTGGAAGACACGATTCAAGAGCATCATCATAGTAGACGGTGAACTGTTCGCCAATGAGTACAAGTTGAACATATCACTGACACCACACACTGCCAGCCTCAAAGAACAGACAGAATACTTCGAGAGATTGAAGAACCTGTTCGAGCAGGTGTTCGCCAACACCATCACCACATGGAGGGACGAACCACTGTATAACATACTGAAGAAGAACAGCACCAACAGGTTCATTGAATTACCAAAACCGCCCTATGACCAGATCATGGCCGCGGTGTGCTTCTGCAAGGCCAACAGCATACTGGATAGCAAGATAACCATTAACCACATAGACCTCAGCTCATGGCAGGGTGATGGTATTACCTACACGGTTGACAAGGACAGCAATGAGCTTATACTGTTAGATAGGCCTGACTGGTTCTCGGCGAAATTCAGCAAGTTCGATCCGTGGTGGTTGAGGCCTGACACGGCAACTTATGATCAGGAACTGGACAAGGGCATATACACGGGACACTACAGTTGGAACAACAACGAGATTACCATTGACAAGCGACACCAAGACCATGCTAAAATATTCGAGTTCAACCCAAAGGTTCTAGATGGTGGAAAAGACAAAGACAAATGAGCACGGTGACGTCATATTCACGGAAGACGACGCGATAGATCTATTATACACCAATCCCGACTTCGACATATCGAAACTGTTCTTCGAGGACATCGCCAAGTATGATTCGGCACTGA